CTCGGCGATCAGCGTTTCGTGGCTTGCCATCAGGTTTGCGAGGTTTCTGAGGCTCTGCGGTGTGTGTCCCTGCGCTCCGATGTGAATGTGAACTCCGCATCCTCTTGTGTAGTCGCTCTTTGCGCCTGCCTTGCGAAGTCTTCTCACAAGCTCCTGCAGGGTTTCGATGTCTGCGTAGGTCAGAATCGGGGTGACCAGTTCGCACTTTTCGCTGTCGGGGCCTGCGATGCTGACGTCCTTCTGGAATTTCCATTCTCTGCCCTGTGCGTCCCATGCGCTGTAGGTTTCGTAGCCGTTGCGGCTGCCTGTGTACTCGGTGCGGTCGGTGCCGAAGAACTCGGCGGCGAGCTTTGCGGCAGCCTTGCGGGTGATGCTGTTCATCTCAATCTCAACCCCAATGGTCTGCTCCTTCATTCTTGCAATCTGCTGTGCGGTCTTCTCAGTCATTTTTGTATCCTCCGAATCGTTTTTTCGGTGGGCGTTTGCCCTTCCGTTGTGTCACATATTACCGTCTTTCGGAGGATATATCAAGCCGCTAAATGTACAGATCATTTGAGTGTATTTTTCTCGATTCTCTGGTGATTTTACATACTTGATATCCTTGACTTTTTATGGTAAACTTGGATACGATGGAATAGGGTCTCTTATTTTTCGGAGCCCCCATTGCGGTCAGAAATCACAGTGAAATCATCGACACCTTCTATAAGGGAAAGGCTTCTGCCGTTCCGCCAGCGCATATGAATATTGCCTGCGTCATCGACCATCGTAACTTCGCCGATTGTTCCCGGCGGCACAGGTGCGAAGGGGTCGTCCATATTAATGAGACGGATCAGGGTACCTGCGGGATAACGCTCCCGCAGGCTTTTCAGTTCTTTTTCATTCGGAAACTGCATCGCTGTCTTCCTCCTCGTTGGTTTGTTCCGTTTTCTGAGCATCACGCTTAGCCTTCTGCTTTGCTTCCCAGCGTTCACGCTCCGCGTCGTTGCGGAAAGCGGAATGCCCTGAAAGATTCGCCATCAGGCGTTTGCGGTCTTCCTTGTATTCAGATCCGTTCATACCGAGGCGGATGAGCCAGACACGGAAGGCATATTTTTCGTTGCTGTCATCGACATCCTTTGCCTGCACTCGCTTCTGCGTCATTGCCATGCTGTTCATTGCTGCGGCAAGCTTCATGTAGGTCTGCACCGTTTCGGCATCTGCCGCCTGACCGAAGCCGTCAAAGGTGATCTTCTCGTTGTCGAGTGTGATGCCGGTCAGCGGCTGATTGGTTTCGCCGTATTCTCTGAGAAAAGCAATCAGCTCGTGGATGCTGCGGAACTCATGCTCACCGAGGGCATCGATCAGTGCCTTGTCTGCGGAGAAGTTTCCGCCGGTCGCCTTGGAGAGCAGTGTTCCGCGGGAATGAATCATGCAGATGAGGTTCATCAGCGTCTGCACCGTATGCTCTGAAATCGGAAGGCTGATGCTTGCGTTCAGCGGAAAGCCGCTGCTCTGTTCGGAAGGTTCATCCTCAGCGGTTTCTTCCTTGTCGGAAACAATGGTCATGTCGATTTCCACATAGTCATCGGTGTCTACTTCGGTTTCAGTTCCCTCTGGCGGTGTTATGGTCTCGCTGTCGTAGCCTGCTTCTGCAAGCCCGTTCAGGACCGTCTCCACGATCTCCGTGTCGCTGCGGTCGCTGAAGCTGAGAACCGAATCCTTGCTCAGCGTGAAGAAGTCAATTGCGTAGGCGCAGCTTGGAACACCCATGTATTTAGCCTCCGCTCCGGTCAGCTCTGCGATTTTCAGTGCCAGTGCCTTGCGCTGGCTCTTTTCAATATTGAATCTGATTTCCATATTATAACCTCCGTTTTTACTGCCGCCCCTCAGCCTTGTGCGTTGGGCTGCGGCGTTTTCGTAGTCACATATTACCGTCTTTTGCCCCGGAATGCAAGACTGTAAAACGGAGAATGTACAGGGAAGATATCCGGCTATGTTTGTGCATATCACGGATACCCTCCGAAGAACAGCTTACATAGTATCAGTCTGTTCACAATTTGCTGCATGAGGCTCGCAAATCTGTGCTGCCCATGCAATGCCGGATAGGATAAAGTAAGGAATCGGCAGGGAGATACCGTTACCCCATAGCTTGTATTCTGCCGAATCCGTGTACGGATCAGCCAGCCATTTGCGGATCTGCTTCTCGGTTTTCGGCTTGCCCTTGGGATTGGTGAGCTGCCGCCATGTCTCCCAGACCTCCGTCCAGAAAGCGATTTCCTCATCGGAAGGGTCTGTATCGGCAAGGTCGGCGCACCACCAGTCCGGGAATCCCTGCAAACGGGCACACTCCACTGGAGTCAGCCGGCGCACGATATACACCGGCTTGTCATTCGGCAGGTCATTCACAAGCGGCGGGTCTTTCCAATCGGAAGCGACCAGCGTATTTGCCTGCTCGTGTGCGGCTACCGTATGATGCGAGTTTTTGCTTGTGCTGTAGTGGTCTGCTTCGGGAACGGCCACGGAAGCAGGTCCTCTTGCCACCGCTGCCCCGGCCACTCCTTCCGAAACGGAGAAGTGATTGTCGCGGGAAATGGCGATAGCTTCTGCCGGTGCTGCGACCGCATGATGATCTGTGGCATTGAGCGTAAAGCAGACACCCTCATTGATGCCGTCACCCTGCGGACCGTTCTTGTCGGCTCTGCCGATCATCGAACCTTGCAGGGAGAATGCTTCTGGCATTACGACAGCCTGTTGATTATCTCCGGCATTTGCACGAAGCGTACCGCTTTTGCCGTCACTGTAGATGTGACCGCCGACTCTCGATGCAGCACCCGGTTCAAGAGCAACAACAGCGACACCGCCGTGATTGCTGTCCGGATTTGCCTCGCTCGTGTCGAGGCATCGGGAGATCTCCGTCTGGTAGCAGTGACCTCTTGCGTTTTTTGTTCCGTCCGATGTGAAACGTACATCGAATGTCTCCGGTGCAGGAGCAACCACGCAGATGCCGCCCTGATTCGATGTGACGGAATTGCCGCCGCTCTGGTCGAGCGTTCTGCTTGTAGTCGCTTCATAGAATCCACTGTGCGGATTGTCCGACATCATCGCATTGGAGTGCTTGCTGCATACACCGAAAGCCTTGACCTCCGGCTGAAAAAGCGTCTGGTCATTATTGGTTGCAAGAGTTGCGGATTTATCGGTCTGCCAGATAGCACCCTTCCCACCATTTCCACCACCACTGCGGATTTTTAGCGTAATCGGTTCTGCTACAAGCGGTACGTTTCCGCCGCCTGTTCCCATTCTGCCTGTAAGCCCCTGACACTTTCCGTCCTCACGTACTTTAACTCTCGAATCTGCGGGATGATTTTCAACCGGATAGCTCTGAAGCTCCATTGCTGCAGGAACGACACCGGCTCTCAGTGTAGGAGATACTTCCTCCTCATAGCCGATGCTTCGTGCTTTTGCACTATGTTCCGTGGAAAAACCTGCGGCAAGAACGGCAGGATGATTCCCGTGATCCTGTGCGACAAGTGCCAGTGCCTTATCTTCTGTTATACCGACACCCGCCGTACCCTGACAGTTTACGCAGAGGGTTCCACCTCCAGCGTCAGACCGCCCGCCTGTCTCTCCAGTGCTTTTCGCAGCACCTCCGGCAGCTCCTTGCCACGAACGGAAGCCCTGCGGAGTATACCCAGACACGCCTTCGGACTTAAATAATATTTCTCCGGCACTTCCGCCAGCAAAATCTGCGACAAGGTAGATTCTTGCTCTTCGCTGGGGCACACCCCAGTATTGAGCATCGAAAACTCGGTAAGCCACGCTCCATCCGTCTCCCAGAAATACGTCTGATTTTGCCCATCTGTGATTCGCAGGCGCAGGCACCTCGATCCCTTTTTCTTTAACTCCGATAACTGCTTCGAGGACAGCTTTGAAGTCGTTTCCTCCGTTGGATGAGAAAGCACCGGGGACGTTTTCCCAGATGCAGTATCGCGGATATTCTCCATTTGTTGCATCCCTCATTTCTCTGATGATGCGGATTGCCTGAAAGAACAGGTTTGAACGGTCTCCGTCATGGATGCCTGCACGCTTGCCTGCGATAGACAGGTCCTGACACGGGCTGCCGAATGTGATGATATCCACCGGCGGCAGCTCTGCACCGTTCAGCTTACTCACATCACCGTAATGCTTCACGCCCGGAAGCCGTCTGTGCGTTACCAGAATCGGGAACGGTTCGATCTCGCTGCTCCACTTCGGCTCGATCCCTGCAAGGATGCCGCCGAGGGGAAAGCCGCCCGATCCGTCAAACAGGCTCCCGAGCGTCAACTGTTTTTTATCCATCATCCGCCTCCTTTGCGTCCCTGCACAAGGCAAGGAAATCTTCTTTGATCTTATCTTTGTATGCTTCCGCCACCGCAGGAATCTCATGCGAATACACAGGTCTGCCTATGAATCCCGACAAATATCGGTACAGATGACCGAGGTCATTACCCTTTAGCATGGAGAAACCTGTGTATGCTGTCACGATTGCGCATTCCCGTTTTGTCATCCCGCACCTCCGAGCATCTGCTCACAGGCTTTGGTATAGAAATCCCTGCTGACCTCAAAGCCGTAGCTGTGTCTGCCAAGCTCCCGTGCCGCGCGCAGCGTACTGCCGCTTCCGGCGCAGGGGTCGATGACAACATCACCCTCATCGGTAAATATCCCAATGAGGCGTTTCAGCAGATTCACCGGCTTCTGGCTCGGATGTATTTTCGGGATATTTTTGCCGTCACGCAACCAGTCGAAGTGATCGAAGATCATATGCCGCTTGCCGTCCGCATCGGTGTTGCGGAACTTCGGCAGCTTACCCCGATACAGCACCAGTGCATATTCGGTAGCACCCACGATCCTCATATTTGCCTTCAGCACCTGCGGACTGTAATTCTTCATAAAGCACAAAAACTGGTAGTGCTTAAAGCCGTATTTCTCTGCCTGCCGGATAACCTCCGGAACCTGCTGGAATGCACAAAACACGACCATGCAAGGAGCATCCTTTTCTCCCTTGGACGGCTCTTTTTTGAGCAGTCGGTTACAGAAAGCGAAATACTCAGCAATGTTAAAACTGTAATCCGTATGGAAGGCTGCCTTATGAGCCTTGCTGCTTTCACCGTTCTGATTGTCTCCGTCCACATACCAGTCGGGACGGCTGGCGTAAAAGTCGCCGCCGATGTTATACGGGATATCCGCAATGACAAGCTGCGCCCTCGGAATGCTGTAGCCCTTGTAATTCTGGAAATTATCGTGTATGAGAACGCATTTCACTTCACTCAACAGCATCACCGTCCTGTGGCATTGCTGCGACCGCTTCCTCGTATGACAGCTTCTGTCCGTCACGGAGTACATATGCGACCTCGGCAGTCTGCTTTTCCTGACACCAAGCAAGATACCGCTTCACAATGACATCCACGAATTTCGGGTCAAGCTCGATACCTCGGCAGACACGGTCAGTTTCGCAGCAAGCGACCAGCGTAGAGCCGGAGCCGAGGAACGGATCGAGCACGATGCCGTTTGTCATGGTGCTGTTCTTGATCGGATATGCCATCAGCGGTATGGGCTTTGTGGTCGGATGATCGGGACTGCTTTTCGGCTTGTCATATTCCCAGACGGTCGTCTGTTTTCGGTCGGCATACCACTGGTGCTTGCCCTTCTGCTTCCAGCCGAACAGACACGGCTCGTGAATCCACTGATAAGGGCTGCGTCCCAGCACGAGAGAATTTTTCTTCCAGATACAGCAGCCGGAGAGCTGGAAACCTGCGTCCTTGAATGCCTTGCGGAAATTGAGCCCCTCGGTGTCGGCGTGCCAGACATAGATGCTGCCATCATCGGCAAGACTGTCATACATACACTGATAGGCGGAAAGCAGGAAGTTGTAGAAATCCGAATCGCTCATGTTGTCGTTCATGATCTTGCCGGCGGTTTCCTCCACATCCACATTGTACGGCGGGTCGGTCAATACCAGATTTGCTTTCTGTCCGTCCATAAGCTTTGTGTATGTCTCTGCCACTGTACTGTCGCCGCAGATGACTCTGTGCCTGCCGAGAATCCAGATGTCCCCCGGTTTGGAGAAGGTCGACTTCTGAAGCTCCTCCTCGATATCGAAGTTATCCTCGGAGACCTTTTTGTCATGCACCGCATTGAAAAGCTGCTCGATCTCAGGCGGGTCAAAGCCTGTTTTGCCGAGGTCGAAATCGCTGTTCTGGATGTCCTCCAGAAGTTCAGCGAGAAGGTTCTCGTCCCATGCACCTGTAATTTTATTCAGGGCGATGTTCAGAGCTTTCTCACGCACCTTGTCGATGTCTACCACCGCACACGGTACTTCCGTGTAGCCGAGAGCCATTGCTACGGTCAGTCGCTGATGACCGCCGATGATGGTCATGTCAGCATTGACCACAAGAGGATCGGCAAATCCGAATTCGTCAATGCTGTTTTTGATTTTTTCGTATTCCTTGTCTCCGGGCTTCAGCTTTTTACGCGGGTTGTATTCCGCGGGCTTCAGCTCAGAGACAGGGATCATGCGAAGTTCTGCTGTTTTCATTTCATTCCTCCCGTATATACATCTGCCGCAGCTCTGCGGCTCTTTTTGCGTTCGCATCCTTCAGTGCCGTTACTTCACGGAGCGTCTGCTCTGTCACGGGCTTGCCTTTCAGCTTTTCGGAAAGCGTCCGGTATTTGCGGATGCTCCGGCGAAGTGCCGCATCGGTCACAGACACCATATACGCCTTACCGCAGTAGTTGCAGTTGAAGTAGCTGTATTCGATCTCGCCCTCACGCTGCGTTTTCGGCTCTGGAACAAAGGCACAGCCGCAGGCATCGCAGCGTATATTCTGTTTTGTCATATCGGCTTTCCTCCCTTGAGTCTTAGTATCCGCTGATTCCGACTTCCGCGGAAAGCGAGGGAGATATCTTTCTGTTCCAGCAGAAACGGACCGTCAACAAGTACATCAACATAGCGGAGAATCTCTCTGCCTTCCAGTTGCTCGTAGGTGTATCCGGTATACAGCCAAGTGTCCGAATTCGGAGACTCTTGCTTGATTCGCCGGAGCAGCGGCAGGAGTGCCTTTTCGTTTTCCTCCTCGCACGGCTCACCGCCGAGTATGGAAATGCCCTGTATCCATGACGGACGCAGGGCTTCGATGATCTCATCTTCTGTTTCTTTTGTGAACGGCTGACCGTAGCTGAAATCCCATGTTTCGGGATTATGGCAGCCGATGCAGTGATTCCGGCATCCGGACACGAACAGCGACACACGCACACCATCACCGTTGGCGATATCATTTCTGTTCAGACCGCAGTAATTCACAGGTGCATCACCCGATCCTTGATCTCGGCGGTTCGTCCCTGATTCCAAAACTGCGTTCCGAGATATCCACAGGTGCGGCGGCAGACATTCAGAGTGCGCTGATCGCGGTTGCCGCAGTTCGGGCATTCCCATATCAGCTTGCCGTCCTCTTCGGCGATCTGTATCTCTCCGTCATAGCCGCAAGCTTGACAGTAATCGGATTTCGTATTCAGCTCCGCATACAGGATCGTTTCGTAGATATGTCGCATCAAAGCGAGTACCGCAGGGATATTGTTCTGAAGATTCGGCACCTCGACATAACTGATTGCACCGCCGGGAGAAAGCGCCTGAAACTCTGCCTCAACGGTCAGCTTGCTGAATGCATCAATCGGCTCGGTCACATGGACATGATAAGAATTCGTGATGTAGTTCTTATCCGTCACATGCGGAATGATGCCGTGGCGTCTTTGCAGACACTGCGAGAATTTATAGGTTACGCTCTCCATCGGCGTGCCGTACAGTGAAAAGCTGATATTGGTTTCGGCTCTCCATTTCGCGCACTTGTCATTGAGGAATCTCATGACCGCCAGAGCGAAAGCCTTACCATCAGGTTCCGTATGCGAACAGCCAGTCATGCGGTAGGTCATCTCTGCAATACCTGCATAGCCGAGGGAGATGGTGCTGTAATTGTTATACAGCAAGTCATCAATGACCTCGCCGTTCTTCAGCCTTGCCAATGCTCCGTACTGCCAGAGGATCGGTGCAACATCGGCCGGCGTTCCTTTCAGGCGGTCGTGCCGGCACATGAGTGCCTTGCGGCAAAGTCCACAGCGTTCATCCAGAAGCTGCCAGAACTTCTCTTCATCTCCGCCTGCGCTGCAAGCAACATCCACAAGGTTAATCGTAACGACACCCTGATTGAAACGACCGTAATACTTATGGTCGGCAGAAGGTGTCAGGAAAGACCGGCAGCCCATGCAAGCATACACATCACCCTTAAGCTTTCGCATTACCTTTGCGGAGATATAGTCGGGTACCATACGCTTTGCCGTACACTTTGCGGCAAGCTCGGTGAGGTAGTAATATTTGGAGCCGGGCTGGATGTTGTCCTCATCGAGAACATAGATCAACTTCGGGAATGCCGGTGTGATCCAGACACCCTTTTCGTTTTTGACACCCTCGATACGCTGAAGCAGCGTTTCCTCAATGATGAGTGCAAGGTCATCTCTGGTTTGTCCTTCAGGCACCTCGTCCAGATACATAAATACAGTCACGAACGGCGTCTGCCCATTGGTCGTGAGCAGTGTGTTTATCTGATACTGTATCGTCTGCACGCCTCTCTTGACTTCCCGGCGCACACGCTTTTCAACGATGTGGTCGAGTTCTTCCGCCGACAGCTTTGCGCCGCAGTCGCAGTTCACATCCTCGAACACCTCTGCCTGTATTTTCTGTCTGCTGACATTAACAAAAGGTGCAAGGTGCGCCAGACTAATCGTCTGACCGCCGTACTGGTTGGATGCGACCTGTGCAATGATCTGCGTTGCGATATTGCAGGCAGTGGAAAAGCTGTGGGGCTTTTCAATCATTGTACCGGATACGACTGTACCATTCTGAAGCATATCCTCCAGATTGACCAGACAGCAGTTGTGCATCGGCTCTGCGATGTAGTCCAGATCGTGTACATGAATGATGCCTTCATCGTGGGCAGCAATTACATCCGCAGGAAACAAAAAACGGCGGCAGATGTCTCTGCTGACTTCGCCTGCCATATAGTCCCGGAGCGTGCTGTTAATGATCGGGTTCTTATTGGCGTTTTCCTGCTTTGCCTCCTCGTTGTTGCGTTCGAGCAGGCTCAGGATCTTGCCGTCCGTGGTGTTCATCCTGCGCTGCTGTTCATGCAGAAGTCTGTATTCGCTGTAATGCCGTGCAAGTTTGTAAGCCTCGGCCTTGTCAAGTTCATCGAGTACCATGTCCTGGACTTCTTCGACATGGACAGGTCGCGCAAGTGCCTCACACCGCTGTTCGACTTTGCCGGTGATAAAACCGATCACCGTATCTGTAATTCTGTCACCGGAATCCATCTCATCGTTTGCCGCCGTGATCGCGGCTCTTATCTTTTCGCAATCATAAGGAACTTCACATCCGTTCCGCTTGATTATTTTCAAGTTATCGCCCTCCCAAAGTTTACTGCGGACAAAGTGTTGCCGTGTTTTTGTTCGGCTGTATCACATTGCCTATCCGTGCCGAGGCTTACACGAAACCTCCGTATGGGTTCGGGAATGCATCCGCACGGATAAACGCATCCGTCATCACCCACAGCAGGACATTCACGATGCCTGCCTGACAGCTCCTGCCGTCTCTCTGCCTGTGATACACCTTGTCCGCAGGAACTCAGTCGTCCGTCATCTCCGCTTCGGCTTCTGTCAGAAGTGCAGCACAGTCCTTGCCGTGATACCTCCGGCACTGTCGGTTCAGAATATCAAATACACATTCCTTTTCGGATTCCGTCAGGTCAATCGTGTACATATCCTCGTTGTCATCAGAATCCGAATTGACCACCACAAAGCTGATGCTGCTGTCAAGCTGACACTGCTGATGGTCGCCGGGTAGCTTGCTGATGCCGACATAGAAATCATACCAACCGTCATTGTCAACCTCATCCGTTCTGCCGTCCCTCGGATGCATCGGGAGGTAGCCCTTCTCCATGCGAATTCTGTCGGCGACCTCCACAAGCGCATCCGTTGCTGTCAACTGAAACTCCACAGTTGGAAAGCGGCATGGATAGATTTCATAGATTTGATCACTGCCGTACATGACTTCCGAACCGCTGTCAAGCTGAATGGCATCAGTGATGAACTTTTCGGTCAGCGTCATATCTTGCCCTCCATGCCGAGATGCTTGATATATCTCTCGATGTACCAGATCGCTTTGCGAAGGTCCTCAGCGGTCTTGTTCTTATCTTTCCGACCTGCGCGGCAGATATATTTGATCGCGTTCGCAAGATGGAACGGGAAGTTCCACGCTTCGAGAAAGTCGATGACCTCGATGCCGCCTGCCGTGTAGTGCGCCGGATGATTCACCGGATCGTCCGCTGGTATCCTGATCGGCTCTTCCCGAAGGAAGCTCGTCTTATTCACTTCTGTGTGTTCCATGTGCTGCCTCCTTCGCTCTGTCTTCCTGCATCGGACACCAGCCGTCATACGGACAGTGTCCGCAGTCGTTGTAATGGCATTTGCCGTCATGCTTGATGATGGAAGTTATCCAGATCGCATGGATCAGGATGATGACCATCATGTAAGTAAGGCATAAAACAGTTACAAGCATTTTCAGTCCTCCATGTCTTTTTTCATTCGGTAATATCTTGTACGGCAGCGTCCGGAGCAGAACCGCTTTCGTCTGCCGGTTTCCGGCTGCAAGACTTTTGCACCGCACACCGGGCAGCGGCTGTTCTGCCGACACCAGATCGGATAGTTGAACCGAGCAAGTTCTCCGTTTCCAGCTAGACCGTGCGCCTTGCAGAATAACTGCACCTGATTGATCTTCAAGCCCAGTGACTTTGCAATCAGCCGGTATCCGATGCCCTGCATCCGCATTGCCCGCACCTGCTCTTTCTGTGCATCTGTCATCTGCTTGCCACCTCAAATCTTCTGAAATTATGCGGTTTTCGGTATCCACACTGGCTTCGCCAAGACCGCAATCTCAAAATGCGGTAAAATGCTAAAACGAAGCTGTTTTTACATCTTTTTGCGTGAAAAATCGCCGTTTTACGATGCGGTTTGTGACGAAACGCCGTATGTACACCGCTGCCGGCAAAAACTGCGGCAGCATTTGGAAAAGCACGATAAATCAGTACTTTCACTTTTCTATGCATTCCATATTTCAATTTCTATCAGGGTCCCGGTTGACCGGGGGCCCTACAATTTCGCGTTTTTTCACACGAGAGGGGCCGACGGTCTTCTGTTCGGTATCCCGCAGAGATTCTGACCCGCCCCCCGGGGCAGCCCCAGCCCCCGGCCCCGCCCATAGGTACACCCCTGAGCCTGCCTGAACCGCAACGATAGTAAGTGTGGCTTGCTTTCAGTACTTGTACTCAGGGGTGTGGTCTTCGTTTCGGGTTTTGATACTGTGGTGTCGGTGACAGAGGCTCTGCCAGTTGCTCTGATCCCAGAACAGTACACTGTCTCCTCGGTGCGGCTTGATGTGATCGACATCGGTTGCCTTGACATAGCGTCCTTGCTTCATGCACTCCACACACAGTGGGTGCGTCTCAAGATAACGCTTGCGGGCTCTGTTCCATGCGGTGCCGTAGCCTCGGCTGCCTGCGGATCGTGTGTCCTCCGGGTGGAGGGAACGGTGCTTGTCACAGTACTTGCTGCCATAGGGAACAAGGGCTGCACAGCCGGGATGCCTGCACGGTGTGTTCGGTCTGCTTGGCATTGGCTTCACCTCCGTTTGTCAGCCCTCGTAAAAGAGCCTCTACTATATAGTGTGGGAGAGGCTGTTTGAGAAGTCGAAAATAAAAAAACTCAAAAATTTTTTTAGCACTCCCACGGAAGCCCCTTTTTTCCGTAGTGTCCGTAGGCAGAAACCTTGTTGTAATCCACATCCAGCAGACCGAGGCTGTCAATGATTCCTCTCGGAGTGAGGTCATAGTTCTCACGGACGTACTGTGCGATGAACTCTGTATCCTGATGTTCCGTGCCGAAGGTATCAACATAGATGCTGACGGGTTCAGCCACTCCGATGGCATATGCGATCTGTACCTCCGCTTTGTCCGCATATCCGGCACTGACGATATCCCTCGCAATTTTACGAGCCATATACGCAGCACTGCGGTCAACCTTTGACGGGTCTTTGCCTGACATCGCGCCACCGCCGATGTGTCCGATGCCGCCGTAGGTATCGCAGGCGAGCTTGCGTCCGGTCACGCCGCAGTCCGCAAAGGAGCTGCCGAGAACAAATCTGCCTGTGGGATTTACCAGCTTTAAGAAGTCGGTATTCAGTCCGTAGGCGGTTGCTGTTCTCACCATCAGCTTTTCGATGATATGTCTGAAATCCTCGACATCTACATCGCGGATATGCTGAACCGAGCAGAGAAAGGTCGTGATCCTGCCGCTGTCATAGTCGAAGCTGACCTGTGCCTTGGCATCCGCTTTCAGCATACGGCAGGGATAGGCTTTGAGCATACGCAGGAATCTCGTTGCAATCACAAACGGGATTGGCAGAAGCTCTGGCGTTTCATTGGTCGCATACCCGAACATAATTCCCTGATCCCCTGCACCTCCCTTATCCACACCGAGAGCGATGTCACCGCTCTGATGATCCACCAGAATCTCGATGTTCAGCTCATCGACAGTGAAATCGAGCTTGTAATCCATGCCGGCATCGGTGCTGCTTGTCGGTGCATCTTCGTCCTCGGCTGTGCCGTTGTTGATGCGGTCAAGCACCTCGGCCACGAGTAGTCTGTAGTTCGGTTCATGTGTGCTTGTCAGTTCACCGGCGATAACAAGAGTGCGGTTCTTGAAAAGGCACTCAATGGCGACACGGGAATTGTGATCATGCTGAAGGCAGTCGGTCACGATGGCGTCTGCGATCTGGTCACAGACCTTGTCGGGGTGCCCTGCGGATACCTGTTCACAAGTGATGATTTTCATATTCTTTGTCCTCCTGATTATTTCAGATTTCTTTTGCACCTGCCATGCTTTGTCGCTTACACACTCTTTGTCAGTTACAGCAGTCGGCAAATGCAAACGGCGATAATGGTTCAAATGTTGATTTTTCTCTATTCTTCTTATCTTTTCTATTATTTCTTTATATTTGTAGCAAGATGTAGCAAGTAATAATAGTAATATATATAAAGAGAAATAATATATATAAAGACCGTAAAAACTTGCTACAGTCTGCTACAAAGCACGAAAATAGCGTAGAATCGAAGAAAACGGTATAATTCAATCAAGCTTTCCAAGCTACAAGTTGCTACAAGCAACTACACTTTGCCATGTAGTGGCTCATGACATCACATCGGACGAATCCGCAAAGGCAGCATCATCCTCTGTTGCGGCATGATCCTGTTCACCGTTTTCATGTTTCAGAAAACGGCAACCGACAAGCATAGTTGTAGGACCACCGCTGCCATCATCCGGACGCTTGCGAATGATAGGGAAGAAACGCTGGATTGCATTATTGAAGTTGCTGCTGTTTTCTTTGCGGTAGCCATACTTGTCGCACCACTGACCATACAAACGATACACCGCCGAAGTACGTTCTTCGTATGCTTCGCCTTCTTCGAGCCAAGCATCAACAAACTGCCCGATACGGTCAGACTCCGCCTCATATTCCTTTGTAGCCTGCGTTACCGCTGTCGGATCGTCTAATCCCTGCTTTCTGAACAGCTTGTACCCCTCATAGCACCAGTTAAAGATTGCAGAGAGGTTGTTTTCCTCTGCGAAAAACGCCTTCAAGCCCTTGTCCTGCTCATGCTCTTCAAAGTGACGCTTGAACGGGATGAGCTTCAGACGGCAGGAGTAAAACAGCGTCATATCCGACACGGACGGCTTATAGTTGGTGTTGATGAAAATCTTGAAATTCGGCTTGAAATCGAAGCTGTTCTCATGCAGAAAACGAGCGTTCAGCGTATCATTACCCGTCATTCTCTTGACCAGTGCTGCATTGAAGGTGATCTTCTTTTCCGGCTCGGAGATGTTCACAAAACGGATACCTGCAAGGCGGGCAATCTCCTCGGACGGGCCGGAGGCATTTGTGTTGCCGAATTTGGTAGAGAGCATTTCCGGGTTTGAGGTCTTGCCGTAATCACCGACAATCTGCAAAAAGGTCTCCATCGTGGTACCTTTGCCGTTACGGGAAGTCGCACCGTAGAGGATAAACAGACACTCAAGAGAAGTGTCGCCCGTGAGGGCATAACCGAGAGCTTTCTGCAAATATAAGGCGAGATCGGCATCGTTGCACATAACCTCAGAGATAAACTGCTCCCATCTTGGACAGGTAGCTTTCGGATCATAAGTGATGCCGGACATCATTGTGAGAAAGTCCGCCGGATCGTGCGGCTTGAATTCACCTGTGGTGAGATTCAGTGTGCCGTTTTTGCAGTTAAACAAATCAGTATTGTGGTCGAACAGACCGTGCGATACCGGATACACCGACTTTGCATCTTCGATCATGGTGCGGCGGTTCTTGCGGAGCTGGAGCTTCTGCACACGTTTGATATATCTGTTGCGAGTATCCTCATCCTTGATCTGCAAGGCGAATGTGTACAGCCTGTCCGCCAGCTTTTTCGCAAGCTCCGCCACAGCAAGAGCATTCTCGTCCGGCCGCCAGACTGCACCGTCATAGACATACCAGATACCTCGTTCACGGTTGAATCGGGCAATAGGCTTATAGAAATCAGCAAACGCATAACCGATACCGATCTCGTCACGCTGATATCTGGGATTTGTATGTGGTTGCATCTGTTCCAGTGTCAGGGTGATGTGGGTGAAATCAGGCTCAAACATAAGCTGTTCCGTATCTGCTTCACCCTCAATATCCTCAAAATCATCCTCGGCGGAAGAATCGGCAATCGGTGTGTAGATCTCGGAAGTCGATGCAATTGCATTTCGGATGGTGATCTGTCCGTAAGTGCGGTCACCGGTCATACGATCCCACTTATCACGCATAAGCCCCGATGAACGGAAGATACGGTCGATCTGCTCCTCCACATTGCCGCACCAGAAGCAGAGCATGGACACAAACGCCATATCTGCATCGGACTGCGAATCGTAGCCTTCCTCCCAGTTGCCGGCATACAGAGCCTTGAACTTATCTCCGGACGCAGACGCGGATGCGTGAGCAATAACACCTTCATCGTCCAGATAGGATGCAGGCTCAATGTTCTTATTGGATACACGGGTGCTGCGCTTCATGAAGGTGTCGAGCAGATTGCGGAGCGCATCATCATCACGCTCAACGGTTCCGGGGCGAAACATATCTCCGGTGACGGTCACAAAACGGTTTGTAGTTCCCGGCAAATAGACCTCCAGACCGTGCTTACGGTTGTTGATGTAATACACGGTCTTATCGTAAGCGAAATCGGGGCTGAGTTTGAAGAAACCACGGAGTCCGGTACCGGACGGAGATTTTTCAAAATAGGCAGTTGAGAAGATGCCGAGAATAGATGCTGCGACATCATTCAGACTGCCGTCCTCTCGGATACAGTGGTCGATGTCGATTGCACCGATACCTTCTGACACACGATAGCCGATACCGTCCCAGCCGCCGATAGCATACGCCTTCATCGCAGTATTGAAGTCGGTAAATGTAGAAGGTTCGTTTGTTTTCGCCATCTGTCGTGTTCTCGGATCATACGGTACCTTGGTCGGGCGGCCGCCTCGCTTTTCAAGTTTCCAGACGCAGAAGGAAGCAGACTGCTTCAGTGCGTCCGGGATATTTACGAAATTTACAGGCATTTGCATTCCTCCTTGTGACTGAGACCGAGCTGTGTCAGTACAGCATGATCAATACGTTGCATGACAGCGATATCGGCAATTTTACCGACATAGTTCAGCAGTGTGTTTTTGCCGATCGTCGTGATCTGCTCGGCAAGAATCATCGAGGTATCCAGAATCTGATGTGTGTCGATGATATCTCCGGGAGTCAGCTCCGTGTGGCAAGGCAGCTCCGGCTTCTTCATGTGTCTGGTAAGCGGAAGCACATTCACGGTATCCGCATGAGCGTTCCCGATGTTATTGGAAATAACGATGACAGGTCTGCATCCCGACTGCACGCTGCTCTGCGGATGGCTGCCGAGGTTGGCAAACCAGATATCGCCGCGTTGAGGTGTGCGGTCTGTATCCGGATGCTTATAATGCACAGGCTTTGCCGGTGCCGTGATATATTTTCTCGGATCAAAGCCGAGACCTCTGTGGTATTCTGTTTTCAGGCGGTTATTCTTACGAGCCATATTTTTCACCTCCAAAATAATGCGGCGTTACCGAATTGTCGCCGCTTTGCCGTCTTTCTGTCGTCAATAAGGGGCAGATCATACTGACTGTATAAGGTTACAATCTTGCCTTGACTGCCGCAATCAGTTTCTCCTGCGTTACGTCCTTTGAAGCGAGGGCTTTCAGGACATCTTCATCCACAGTGTCTTTTGTTACGATGTGGTGGATCGTGACGGTGTTCTGCTGCCCCTGTCGCCAGAGTCTTGCGTTGGTCTGCTGATACAGCTCAAGGCTCCACGTCAGTCCAAACCAGATCAGGATGTGACCGCCGGACTGAATATTGAGTCCGTGTCCTGCCGATGCAGGGTGTATGAGAGCGACAGGGATGTTTCCTGCATTCCAGTCTGTGATATCGTCGGAATCCTTAATATCCCTCGGAGCATAGCCGCATACGGTCAGATGCTCAATGATACGAGTGCGGTCATGCTTGAACCAGTATCCGATCAGCACAGGCTGTCCGTTGGCGGCTTCGATCAGGTCTTCCAGCATTTCCAGCTTGTGATCGTGAATAACACGCGCTTCCTTGTTTTCGTCATAGACAGCACCGTTGGCCATTTGCAGGAGTTTGTTTGAAAGTGATGCAGCGTTGGCAGCATCAATATCGCCGTCTTCAAGCGGGATGATAAGGTCGTGCTTGAGCTGATTGTAGAGCTTTCGCTCCACCGTGTTCATCTCCACATCATGGTTGACATACACGCACTCTGGCATATCCAGATAGTCAAGGGCTTTCATAGAAATTGTAATATCCGAGATTTTCTGATATATCTGCTCTTCCGCACCGGGACGGGGTGTATATGAGAACACCACACCAGTAGAAGGATTCATGCTTCCGGGCTTGAAATAGCTTTCACGAAAGCGACCGATAAACCGTCCGAGCCGTTCACCGCCGTCAAGGATACCGATCTCAGCCCACAGATCCATGAGACCGTTTGAGGTCGGTGTTCCTGTCAAACCGACCCAGCGTTTTACGAACGGTCGAACCTTCCGCAGCCATTTGAAACGCTGTGACTGATAGTTTTTGAACGAGGATAATTCATCAATGACGATCATATCAAAATCCCAGCGGAGACCGTTTTTCTCATAATACTCCACAAGCCATTTCACATTCTCTCGGTTCACAATGTAAATGAAAGCATTATGATTTACCGCCGCAGTGCGCTCTTTTACGGAACCCACAATGACAGATACCTCAATATCCTGCAAATGATCCCATTTCTGTACTTCGGCAGGCCACGTATCACGGGCGACTCTAAGAGGACCTATGACCAGTACCTTATTGACTTTCAGCTCATCGAACATCAGGTCATTGATTGCTGTTAATGTAGTTACAGTCTTGTCAACCCAAGCCCATGTCAAGGAAGAGAGCTGAAACAGGGTGTGTTTTGATATATTCCACGCAATAGCTCTGATAATCATGTGGCACGAACTTCATAGGACATCACCTCCCTCGTCAGCGTCAAGTTCATAGAATCCTGCCAGATCGTCCGGGTCTATCGGTTCAAGCGTTTCACCGAAATCATCAAAATCGTTATGCTCCGCAGGGAGCGTTGCCATCTCCAAATCGGGAATCTTTGCGCCGATGCCCTCCGGAAACGGCTCACCGGGCGTCCATGACAGTATTGCGTCTATGCACGGTTTGATCTGATACAGCTTGTCGATGCATAGAACTGGAAATCCCAACTTCATCAGCTGATACCTACGTTTTCTCTGAAGCGGACGCATCATTTTTCCTGGTGCTTTCAGTTCCACGAATACTGTCTTGGCAGGAAAGAACAGAACGAGTCTGTCCGGCAATCCGTTGGCAGTCTGCGATGTCAGCTTATATGCCACACCGCCTGCAGCCTTGACCGCCTTGACAAACTCGTTCTCAACAACATATTCTCTCAATGTCTGCCGTCCTTCCAGTATTCGCACCAGCCGGACGGGAACGGCGTATGATAACAGTTCCCGCAATAGCGGCAGTTTCCGCAGCACTGGTCGTCTACATACAGCTCCTCATCACTGTGGTCATAATCATCATAGCCACCACGGTTATAAAACTGATAGGTCGAATGCTTTACTCTCTTATGGGACTTGTAGCCCCTGCGGTCTTTCCACGTTCTGCTCATGCATTGATCTCCTTCCACTGATTTGCCGGCATAGTTGCGACCTGCCAGCCGATGCCTTCGAGCGCAGTGGCTCTGTCGTAGGATTCTACATCCTGCGAAGCCCGCGTGATGGCATTGCTCAGGCCGTAGAGGGAGAGGTCGCCGCCCTTGATGAGATAGTTCAGGATGCTGTCCTGTTCCGGCTGATTCAGGTTATATGCCTTGCCGGTCAGTTCGATGACATCCTGAACTCTGCCGGTAATCTTCGCACCGTGGCTTTGTTCCAGAACACCGACGATCTGCGTGAAGCGTGTCTCTTCAATTGCCGCAAGGGTTGTATCACGCAGTTTCAGCATGAACGCCTTATCTTCGGCTTCAAGCGTTTCATCGGTATAGATATTGAAGCTGTCTTCGAGAGCTTTTGCCGCTCTGCCCACATGGGTACGGCGTTCGCCCATACTGTTGACCACCATGCCGTTGGTGCAGGCAAGGGTATATACCAAAGGCTGAACTGAGACAGCACCGAGACCAACCTCAGAATTAGAAATGATAACGCCTGCCTGAACTCTGTCACCGACACACGCCATTTCAAGACGGTGATTGACGATTTTCAGATACAGACGGTTTTCTGTCACCTCACAGGACATTACTTCCATACCGTCCTGCCCCGCAAACAGCGGCAGCACCGCCGATGCAATTTCAAGGTTGTCGATACGGCGATAGCGGTCGGAGAGGAGCGCACGGGCGACCTGTCCGCTGCCGTAATCAAGGGTACGCACCATATAGCTGCTGCCCTTATCAGAAAACCATGCGTTCACGTTATCTGCCAGAAGCTCGGGCTTTTGTTTCTGCATCATGTCATAATATCTCGCGGGGATACCGAGTGCCGATGCCACCTGGCGGTGAAAAAGCTGTGTTGTGCCGAAGCTGTGATCGTCTCCGATGCGGAAGGTGCTGCCGTCCTCATCCAGACGGAATGCCTCCGCCGCACCGATATAGTCCTGCTTTGCCGCATTCTGACGCTGAAGCTCTGTCAGCACCTCCGGTAATGCTCGTCCCTGTTTCATAGAAATATCCTCCTAGTCTTTGAAATAATAATTGCCTGTATATCCGGCGGAGGACAGCGGCAGACCGTCCGCCCAGTCCGGATTCCGGTTCATGATATTGCACACATCATCGACAGTGTATTGTTCTTTCGGCACTTCAAGAATGACCTCATCGTGTACATGGCCGACAATGTCAAGCCCTGCAAGCTCCATCCGGCGCATTGCCTCCGCAAGCAGGTCACGGGCAGTTGCCTGTGTGATGTTCTCTGTCAGCTTGCCGGAATAGGTTTCACCGCGTGTCCATTTGTTGTTTGCGCCGAGCCCTTCAAAGGTCAGTGCCATGCGCCCGAAGCGGTTCGGCTGCAGCTTCGGTTTGATGTAGGCAAGCCTGCGTCCGGACGGCAGCACGATCCACAGTGTATTTGCCGAGAACTGGAATCCTATGCGACCGACCGTTCTGTCTGCGTGATCCTTGACAGTCTCTACTGCAGCTTTCTCTACGGCATACCAGAATTTTACGATATCCGGGTTAGCGTCACGCCAGCTTGAAATAATGTCGGGAAGTTCATCCTCTTTCAGTCCCATATCCAGCGCGCCCATAGAGATCAGCGCACCGGAACCGCCGCCGTAACCACAGGCCAGTTCAGCGACCTTGCCTTTCTGCCGCAGTTCGCCGTTGATTCCGTGCTTCACGACCGGAACGCCGAACATCTGCGATGCGGAAGCACAGTAGATGTCTTTTCCTTCTGTGAAAGCATCCAACCGCCATTGCTCTCCGGCAAGCCATGCAAGCACCCTCGCTTCAATAGCGGAGAAGTCCGCAACGATAAATTCACAGCCGTCCTTCGGAATGAGCATCGTGCGGATAAGCTGTGACAGGATATCCGGTGTATTGCCGTACAGCGCTTCAATCATATCAAAACAGCCCATTTTCACAAGCTCACGGGCTTCATCGAGGGTAGAGATGTGGTTCTGCGGAAGATTCTGCAATTGGATCCCGCGTCCTGCCCAGCGCTGTGTACGGTTCGCACCGGAGAACTGAAATAACCCGTGCGCTCTGCCGTCCTGACAGATGTATCTCTCCGCCGCCTGATACTTTTTCACAGAGGACTTTGCCATCTGCAAACGCAGCTTCATCATATCCAGAGCCTCACCGTCTGCGCTGTGCCTGTCGAGGTCTGTGATAAGAGAAGCGACATTCTTTTTTCCGAGAGAATCGACCTCAATGCCGCGCTCCTCCAGCCAGCCTTTCAGCTGGGATACAGAATTCGGATTTTCAAGTCCCGTGAGAGCATAGGCTCGTTTCGTCATTTCTTCGGACATTGCCATATTGCAGATGATCGCCTGCTGCACAAGCTCTTTGTCTATCAGAATCCCGCGGTCATTGATCCGCTGATCCATGTGGTAGAAGTCCCACTCCTGCGGCATAAGTGGGAACTTTTCAAGTCTCCGGCGGATATCCCGCTCAGTCTCTACGTCCTGTATGCAGTAGCTTTTGAACAGCTTCCAGTCTTCGGGGGCATGCTCCGGCAGATTCCTTGTTCTGCCGCCGTTTGCTTTGGTGGGCTTACAGGGCAGAGAGAAATAGCGGATCAGGCGCTCTCCGACAGCGTCTTTCTGCTGTGCGGTCTTCAGAGCCTGTGCTGCAGTTGCCAGCTTCAGCGGCAGGGACAGCGATGCCGCCCAGACCATCGTGCATTGCCATGCATCCGGGGAAAGCTGTGTGCCGAGATATTTTGAAAGACAGGTGCGCTCAAACTGTGCATTCCATGCCGATTTTATAATACTGTCATCCTGCAGCGCATCCACGACCTCTGCCGGGAGTTGCTCCCCGCAGGCCATATCCACGCATTTTGTTTCGTCATCGTCAAATGCATATGCGAACAGCAGGATATGAAAATCTCCCTCTACATAGCGGTACACACCGCAGTTCGGGAGGTCAACATCCGAATAGGTTTCTAAGTCGATGGAAAGTACACGTCTGCTCAATAATGATCACCACCTTGTGTATGTAAAAGGGAGGACACGCCTCCCTTGTCTCAGTTCAGAAAATCCATATCATCATCGTCAAGCTCGTCGGCATCATCGCCCTCGACCTCAACAAAGTCGGATGCCGCAGTCGGTCTGCCGGCAAGACGCTCACCGTGACGGACAAGCTGAATATTCTGGAGTCCTGCCGCAATGCCCTTGTTGCCGGATGCTGCGAAACCGTAGAAGTTGACAGAGACATTGCAATAGTCGCCGCTGCCGCATTCCATCGGATCGAGGATCGGCTGCACATGACGGTCAACGATCTGCGGTGCGTCCTTACTGGTCGCATTGAAGAAGAAATGACCTGCGTAGTTTTCATCATCGGGGCGGTCGATATCGCCGTCATGCATGGGCAGCTTGAGGTTTGCGGGGATCTTGCCGCTCCACTTCTTCTCCTTGGCGGCCTCCTTCGCAGCCTCGATCGCTTTCTTGATCTTGGCGAGGGTGGCCTTGTCATCCTTCGGGATGAGCAGGGAGACGGAATACTTTTCATCGCTGCCGTTGATGCTCTTGGGCTCCCAGATGTTTGCAAAAGAGATGCGGCAGGGCACGATGACCTTCGTTGCGGGTGCTGTATTGTTGTTTGCCATTGTTTTTTCCTCCTGAAATGTAGTTTTTATTCCTCGTCAGGCAGCACTGAAAACTCCTGATCCGGGGCTGATGTGAGATCGACAGGCTCTCTCGGGTCGCTTTCCGGTACGAGAGCCAGCTTTCCGGGCGGCTTGGCGACATATGCACCGAGCAGCTCATTGAACTTTTTCTTGCCCATCATCTTTTCAAATTCCGTCAGTGTGATGAGTGTCTGCTTGTAAAGGTCGGTGTAGCCGTTCTGCACAGCAGTATCGACCACCGCCTTGGTGTCTGTGAAAATACGCTTGCTGCGTCCCTCGACCACCTTATATCCAGGGATGGGTACGCCGTGATTGATCGCCTCGGAGGAGACGAACGCGAATACCGCCTCGATCCAAGAGGATATCCTGTTCAGGGTCGGCAGTATTTCCGCCAGTTCTGCTATGGGGATCAGTCCCGGCTGCTTGAATACGGCGGTCTGTGTATCCGCTTCGTAAGGGGCGGTCATGTCGCTTTCCTCAGCGGAGTCATCGAATGCTCCCGCATCAAGGTCAAGGAATTCCTCCCGGCAGAGCGCCAGCGCTTCATCGGCACAGGCTTTGCAGACAGGCTTTGCTCGGCAGAAGCGGCACCATTCACCGGGATGCTGTTCGCCCTTGCCCTCGAAAGCAAGCAAAGCGGTCGGTTTGATGCTCTCGCCCCAGTCCTCAAGCTCCTGTCTGCTGCATTCAAAAGTGCTGATATTATCAAGACGGGGCTGGATGATGCTCATACGAACGATCTCGATATCGTACAAAAAGCCATAGGCGGCTAAACCTCCGAGCGCGTACAGCATCATCTGGCTGTTGTGGTCTGCGTCCACGAACACGCCTTTTCCCGTCTTGAAATCACATACATGAAGCAGACCTCTGCCGTTCTCGTCTTTACCGATAATCAGCATATCCGCCGTACCGAAGCCGGAAGGAGCGATATGACTGTAATCGACACGCTCCTCCACAAATGCAAGCGGTTCACAACCGTTTTCCCGCATCTGCTCAATAATCGTGATTACGAATTCCGCATATACATCCGTGATCTGCTCTATTTCTTCAGTATCGAACTCCTCGGACTGCGGACGTTTTACGCGCTCATGCAGGTATTTGCGGACCTTGTACTCACAGATCTCATGGGCGAATGTACCTTCTTCGGCATAGACGGAGCTTTCGTTCGGGAAGTTCTCCTGCAACCGGACGGAAGGCGGACAGTGCAGCCACTGCTTGGAACTGGATGCGCTCAGAAGCGCGTGTACATCCGGCATCCGATCACCTCCGGTCAGAGCTGAGACACATCGGTAAGAAATGCCTCATATTTGTCCTGCGGAATGTCGCTGACTTTCGCTGCGCCATACGATTTCAGCAGGGCGAGAACCTTGTCCTTATTGGCTCTGTTCTGCTTGATCTTGCCGGTCACGACCTTAATAAGGTCATCGGCGGTCAGCTCGGATGCAGGCTCCTGTTTCTTAGCAGGGGCTTTCCTTTTCGGCTGCTCCTTCGGCTTTTCCTCCGGCTCGGTGTCCCACGGAAGATCATCTGCCGAGAGGATCTCCTCAAACTCGTCCGGGTTGATCGTTTCCGGGTCCGTCTCAGCCGCAGGCTTCGGCACACCGTTGATCGCCATGTCTGCAAGCTGCTGTGCCATGCCCGGCTCAGTTGCTTTCAGAAGCTGGATCACGCCGCCGAAGATCGTGCCAAGCGCATCAATCAGTTTCTTTGCATCCACCGGAATCGGCTCCGGTACTGTTTGCTTCTTTTCAGTCTCCGTCATAAATCAATCCCTCCTCATCATCGTCATATTCATGATTCCTGCATCTGGCATCATCACAGCGGTCATGGCTTCTGCTATCAGGAAATCTGACTCCGCAGAAAATGCCGTTGTCATCGACCTTCAGACGCATTATTCCGATATCCAGCTCCATCTTCGGAAGCATCGCTGCGGAAAGCAGCATGAACTTGAACATATTCGATACTGTCTGTGCAATACCTGCGGCACGCTTGTCCGAGCAGGCTTCGAGCTTCTTCAGCTTGTCAAGCTCCTTCTCAGCATTTGGACGAGCTGCTCCGTTATAACGGTACTTCGGTTTTCTTCTGTTTTCCATAGGCATTCCTTTCTGTGGTCATAGACCAATGTATAAAGTGGAACGGCTGCAGTAGCTACCGCAGCCGTTTTAGATGGGGGCTTTGAAAGAGCCACTACTATATAGTCTGGGAGAGGGCGTTTGAGAAGTCAAAAAACGAAAATTTCTCAAATAAATTTTTTGATACGCTCATATGCATTGCTCAAACGATAATCAACTGCTTTCTGTGAAATGCCAAGCATCACAGCAATTTCTCTTTGAGTGTATTCATATTTATGATAAAGGATAAATGCTTCCCTCTGCTTTTCTGGTAAATCGTTGAGTATTTCCTCTCGTGTCTCTCTGCGAATTACAGCATCCAGCGGATTCACATTTATAGGCTCCTCGTGCCACATAAACTCATAGCAGCGGTTATCACGGCCTTCAATATTTGGTTCTTCCTCTTCTTCTGGTATCTCTTTCACTTCTTCATGACCAATTCCTGCATTGGTATCCATATGGTGTTCGATACGATGTTCAGCGATCAGTGTTACGACAACCGGCCACGCTGTTGATTCGAGCAGACCTTCGGGAAGAGGAAAAGTCTCGCTGAGGGTATTCTTTTCAGCATCTCTCAGAGGAGTGAAATAGTATGTGAAGTTCACGCAATAAGGAAGCCAGAGAACCGAGTGTCGTGAACCATTATTATAATAAGCGAATCCGTTGTCGTATACGATGCAATCCAGCATTTTTGCAACGGGAACGGCGGTGATGCGCAGATTCTTAGGCGTAGGTGTTTTGTTGGGCTTCTTCTGTCCGGCCTCAAGGCAGAGCATCTCTAAAAGCACGCCGAGTGTGGTCTGTGCAGTAATCTCCGGCAGCGTGTTCACGGCGGCAGTGTTCTGAGCAATATTCATGTTTTCCATAACAGTTCCTTTCTGTAAGGAACGCATCGGGCGGCAGATGCCCAGACAGTTACGCTGCTACACCCCAAAGGGCGCACTCCGGCAGCAGATGTCCAAAGGATACAGTTATCCTATCCGCAACATAGGTCTTATCCATGTGCTGACTGTTTCTGTATTCCTTTATGAGCATCTGTCCGCCAGTGCGCGCCCTGACTAACAAATGAGTGATTTTCTGATTTAACATTTAAGCGATTGCAGTTTTAGTTTCTGTTCTCTGCATAATACTTGCGAATCTTCTTTATCGCACCTTCCAGTCGATTTCTAACTGAAACCCATGTGACACCGAGCATCTCTCCGATTTCTTGAAGTGTGTACCCCTCATCATAATAGAGAACATATACTTCTCTCTGTTTGTCCGTCAACGTACTGAGCATCTCCTCCTTCATGATCTCGTTTATTACCATGTCCTCAACTGATTCGCCGTGAACATATCTGTTGTATTCTTTCACATCAGCAGCAATAGCAGGATGTTCAGTAATTGCTCTATGGGCAGCCTTATTGTTGTTTTCTTCAAGCTGATCCTCAGCAGTCAGCATGATCCTTACAGGCCATGCGGCATCAAGGAACACATCGAAGCCCACATGAGAAGGTGTAGCAGACTTCTTCGTATCTGCGATCTTATCGTGAAAAGTCTGGTATTTATAATACCGGCAGTCATCAACACGCACGACTGTTGTTCTCTTGTAGGACTTCGCTAGAGCAAAGCCGCAGGCGTAGACCATGATGCTGAAGTTGTTGGTGCTGTAAACGGCGACAGGGGTGTCGGTCGTTCTCAGTGCCTTTGCCGTTGGGATGGACAGACCCTTTGTTGATGAGATGAGAGTCAGCAGCTCACGGAGCGTCATTTTCTCGTTCAAGTTAATCATGGTCTCCTGCTTGGCAGCGGTTTCTTTGCTCTGTGCCAGAGCCTTTGCACTACGGTTGTTTCTTGTACCTTTCATAATCATATACCTTTCTTTCAGTCCATCACACCGTCAAATGTGTCAGCATAACAGTTATCGGCCGTATCACCGTTTCCTCTGTACTGCCTGAATCCTGCGGCAGTGAAAACCAGAACCGGGATTCCACACTTCTGTGCTTCTTTGATCTCTGCGGACATTCCACCGCTGATCCGAGGGCTAATGATCCAAAGCTGCGTACACTGTCTGAGCAGTGCCTTTCCCATGTCTAAGCCGAGGTTTCTTTCCGCAGCCACATCATCGTTCAGAAACTGCGGAAAATACAGATGAGGTGCGACAGGGAGAAATCCACGGTACACGGCAAGTGTGCAGGCATCACGGGCGAGCTTGATGTTGGTGTTCAGCTCCTCAGTACGCTCCGGCTCATTTGTCAGAATCGGACGGAGTGGCGAGCAGATGTAGACGAGTTTATAATTCATAAGTAATGCTCCTTTGGTACAGTATTGTGTGTATGCTATCAGGCTGCCGCGGCATAGAAATAGCCGGATGCACTCAGAGAGATAGTTCATACAGCTATATCTTGCATCTGTGGGTATAGCTATGGCTTGCCCTCACAAGATGTAGTAGCCTGTATGAACATCCGCTTACCGTATGCATCCGGCAAAGAGATATTGCTTTGAGCCTTGGACTGAAGCATTGGAAGCTCTCTGTCCTTGACTGTGACTTTATTGTAACAGATATTGAGGCAGGTTTACAGCACCATAATGGGGTGGACGTTTTTCGATATTTTCAGACGTTTTGTTATGCAAAACGCTGCGTATCTGATGGACGATGTCATACGCAATGTACTGTATGCACAAATTCGCCGCAATACGCATCAATTTCGACACTATAATTCCACCCCCTAACGGGGTGGAACAACCAAAAAAATTTTTTGAAATCTCCATTTTCCACCCCGAATGAGGGTGTATCTAATGCTTAATGCCCGTATGTCCACCCCGTATTGGGGTGGAATAAAAAAGACGGCTGGATTTCTCCAACCGTCATATTGTGATATTCTGTTTTACATTTGCATTGACTGAACAGAGCTTTCGCGTTTTCTCGTAATCTTTCCGTTGCGCAACCTGCGCCCCTGTGCAATTTCCTCATCACTGCGACCGAGAAGCGGCGGCAGCTTGAAACGGTCTGCCATCGCATTGCATTCTTCCAAAGAGCGCATATACATGAATGTAACAATGAAATCGAGGTGCTTTAATTGCTCCCTTGAAAAATCCAACGAGCAGTTTGCCTTGTTCATCATATCCTTTGTATAGAAACCGGGAAGCTTCAGAATTCTTCCTACACTTGCGAAGAAGATTCTGCTCGGCTCAAAAATACGGCTATGTTCATAGTCTCTCAGGCTATCCGGCTTGATTCCTAAAGCCCATGCCAGATCATCCTGTGACATACTTCTCTTTTCACGGTGGTAGACAAGTGTATCTCCATAGGCTTTTGGGAGGTCAGCACATTTTTCATCTATGTCCGCCTGAGATTCGATGAGTAGTTCAATGGGAATGCTTGCCAGTGCGTTCGCAATAGGATCAACAACGACATTATCACTGTGCAGCCCTGTCTTATCAAAGTAGCTTGTTCTGCTTCTGTAATCAATCCGAAAGCTGAGACAGCATTTGTCAACATTATTAAGGGCATACTCATTCAGATGCTTTACACCGTCACGAATCTCGATATACTTCGGACTGTCGAGACAGAAGAAATTGTCAACAAACACAAATCTGCCTGTTTGCAGCGTATTATAGAATCGTTCATCCTCGGCATACAGCCTCGCAGCATCAAACATACTGATAACATAAGAGATGTTACGGGGATGTGAGCCGGTGCTTGTCCGGTGTGCAGGGGCATATCTTCCGTCCACAAAGACCATTGCCCCTCTTGCTGTTTCAAATCCGACTTCTATCATGCGTATCTTCGCCATTTCTTTGCTGACATGGAATGTAAGTGCAAGGTCATTTATAATGTGTTCGGTGATCTCCCGCTCAGACATCAATGAGTTTGCTGAGATATAGTGCGCATACAGCTCCTGCAAATTCTTCCGTACAATACTCCTCGGCATCCGCCTGCGCACCGTTCCCATACGAGCCTGCCATTCCACCCAGTCGATCTCTTCCCGACCGGAAGAACTGCTCTGACCGCCTGTAGCCGCCAGTTCTGCATAATTCTCCCGTTCCTCTTCATATGCGTCATAGTCTTCTTCCGTCATATTCAAAGCTGTAAACCTGGTTCTCTGATGATTCTGAAGAAGCAGGAAACGAGGGTGTATTTCAATATGAAAACACTCGTGAGAGATTCCGTTCTGCTCCTTGGATTCTGTGTCACAAACAATGGGATCTATCAAAATAGTCGGTTTCTTGAATCTCAGGGTGACTTTATGATATCTGCTGAGTGTCTGCAGGCTGAGATCGTCTTTTTGCGTTGCTGCCTCGTAAAATGTGTCAACTCCCTCCAGCATAAGCTGTCCGCTGATTACACATGGTACGGGTCTTTTCTCTCCGTAATACTCGTAGACACGAGAGGTTTTGCCGGGAAGACATAGCTTGCTTGCGATCCTTCCTTTTACGCTGAGCTTTGCGTAGCGGATATCTGCTCCCAGTTTTTCCGCATACTCCCACATATCCACAAAGCCTTTCTTTGCGATAGAACCCATCATATCATGCTGAATCAGCCGTCTTTCGGCATCCTCTTCGATCTGTTCCAGGGACATTACACCAACAAGGCAGTCGGTGAGCTTGATGCCGTCGAGATTGTCTTTTCGCTTGTATACGGATATTTCCGGCTCAGAACACCAATACCAGTTGCCGTCATCTTCCTGAAAATGCTTTGCGTCCTCACAGGTACGGATTCTGAACCACTGCTTCTTTTTTACTGTTGTCCTGAAACAGCTGCAGAGATAATCATAGTATTCACTGCGGGTAGAAGATATCGCTGTAACCCGTTCAAGCTCCTTCTCAACGGCGTCATAGTTCGGTTCTGAGATCTCAAGGTCGGCAACGACGATCACGTCCAGATAAAATCCGGTGTCGCTGTCGTCTGCACAGGCACAGTCGATGCGTTTCAGTGCCATACCGAAAAGCACAACGCTTGCAGCCCCAGACAAATGTTTCCGCTTCAGTTCCACTGAAACCACTCCGGATTCTATTGCTTTAGCCAGGGTGCGACGATAGTCGTCCCAGCGTGCTGCTACCATTTCAGATACTGTTTCATAAGTACCGGGAGCGACATCCTCCAGTTCCCAGTCCTCGACGATATCGACCTCACCGTTTTCCGGGCTGATGCCCAGCCCATCTGAATTCTTATACCAAAATGCCATTCATTTCCTCCTGTATTAAGTCAATAGAGTGGAAAATACGTCTTTCTTTTCTCGATTTTCTGCGATATTACTTCCATTTTCGCAGACTCACATAACAAATACGTTCGGTGGCGACTAAGGTTTTCCATAAGAGACTGTTGGCAATCGCTTCTGCCACACACCACAAGGCGGAAGCGGTTGTATCTCTCCGGGGAAAATCTTTACTTGGTATTATAACACATTCTTTGTGCTTTGTAAAGAGCAAAATGAAAATTTTAGGGCTTGACAAAGCACTAACTATGTGTTATAATACAGTCAGAAACAATGCAAAATGGGCTGAAAGTTACAAGAGATGTGATTCAGCCTACGAAAAATCGGCAAATCGCATAAAATGACGCCCTTTTATTTGTGCGATTCGCTTTATGATGCTTCATATATATGAGAGGAGTAACTTATGGCAGCGCAAAACGATGAAAAAAAAGCACGGCTCGACCGTCCGTATGCCGGCAGACGAAGTATGCAGGAACAGTCCACAAACAGTGATGCGGGGAAGGAGATACCGGTTCTTTGCAGGCAGATTCGTTTCTTCCGGGAGCAGAAGAAAATCGAACAAAAGGAGCTTGCTGAAAAGGTCGGTATCAAATCAAATGCAGTCAGCAACTGGGAGAACGGCAGAACGCGCCCGGATATTGCTCTGCTGCCGAAGATCTGTGAGGTGCTGGGTGTCAGCCTTGACGAGCTGTTCGATATGAAGAAACCAGAGCCGGAGACACCCAAGCAGACCATTACTATGACGAAAAAGACATCATCTGAAGAGGATGTCCTGCTGGAAGGTTTTCAGCAGCTCTCAGCCGGTCACCGCAGTGTCGTATCTTCTATGGTGCGTCAACTTTGCGATGTGGAGGATCAGGAGCTGTATAACAGCATTTCGGAAGAGACGATGTTTACCAAAGGACTCTGCGCAGGTTTTGATGCCGGAACAGAGTATGAGGATCAAGGAGAGCCGATTCATCTGTATAAGAACAAGCTGCATCCGCTTATGGACTGTGTATTTCCTGTAAACGGTGACAGTATGGAGCCCGATTTCCATAGCGGCGACCTCGTTATGGTTCAGAGACTGTCCGAAAGTTCTGAACTATCCTACGGTGAGATCGGTGCATTCAGCTTCCATAACGAGACCTACATCAAGAAGTTCACAAAAAGAGGTCTGGTATCACTGAACAAGAAATATAAGCTCATGCACTTCGGTGCCGATGATGATGTTTACCTCATCGGCAGAGTGCTGGGCGTGCTTGACCCCGATGCCGTAGTATCCTATGAGGATATGGTCAGATACGAAAGGGTCAAAAAGCGTCTGAGAGCTGAATAAAACAGCATTGAGGGGGCGAAGACTATGAAATCACATACAGAACGTGTTTATGTAAAGGTAACTTCTGAAACGGATGCCACCGGATATATGCAGCCGAAAGCAATCACATGGAGTGACGGAAGAGTATTTCAGATCGAGACAGTCAAGGATTTCCGTCCTGCCGGTACACAGCACAACAGCGGTACAACTGACTGCTATACCGTCGTGATAAAGGGAGATACAAAATACCTGTTCTTTGAGCGGGCAAACCGATACCAGAAAAGCTCGGTCGGCAGATGGTATGTGGAGTGCTTGAGTACGGTGTAA